GAAAGATGAGCAACATAGACTGCAAATCTTGATTAACCGGACGCGAGAAGAGGTCGCCAAGGAGTATGTCACAAAGCAAGAAGTGCATGCTGACATCAACCGCGTTTTAGATCGTTTTGACAGGCTTGAGGAAAAGCTTGATCGTATGATAGGAGGCCATCGTGGCGCTTAAAAGATCATTAGCAAGAAAATCAAGGGGTCCTTCTAGGGCCGTTCAAATTGGTGCAAAGAGATTAGCGGGGCCACGTGCTGCCCCTGCTGGTGGCTCTTTAAGGCGTATGGCCCAGCAACGTGTTGCAGGAGAAGCGGCTGGACAACGCCCAACAAGGCAAAGGGGTATGAAGCCACCCTCAGGAGGTCCACTTTCGTCACAAGGACAAAACATACAGCGACAGGCGAGGGCTATGCAACGCCCGAGAGGTCTTGCGCCTACACGTCCTCCTGCTGGAGGTCCACTTTCGTCACAAGGACAAAACATACAGCGACAGGCGAGGGCTATGCAACGCCCAACCACTGGCCCAACTATTCGCTACATCGATGCCGACGGTACATCAAAACAAATAGGTGGACAGCCTGCACGTCCGATGCCACGTCAAACACGAGCACGATTAGGGGCAGCGGCTGGACAACGTCCTGTGACTCCCCAGCAAACCCCGGCAGCGTTATCAACATTATTAGGCTCAGCGCGTATGGCAGCGCAACAACGTCCGGTAGGAGCCGCTCAACAGCAGGCTAAGCCAATGGGTGGCGGACAGGCCCTTAACATGTCGGCTACAGCTAAACCGGCTGGCGGTGGAATGAAAAAAGGCGGAGCTCCCGTTCGTAAATTTCAAGGTGGCGGTGCTGTTTACGAAGTCAACGGTCAGCGAGTCACGAAAGAGCAGTATGAGAAAGCTGGCAGGGAAATGGATACGCCAAAGTCCAAGGCTGAGGAAGAAATGATGGACTTTGCAAAAGCTGCAAAGGAAAGAGCAAAGGCAAGGGCACAAAGCAAGATGGCTCCCGTCAACAAAGCCAAGGGCGGCGAAGCTAAAAAGCCCCCCGGTTTGTATGCAAACATTCACGCCAAGCGCAAGCGTATTGCTGCTGGAAGCAAGGAAAAAATGCGTAAGGTCGGATCAAAAGGTGCGCCTACTAAGGCTGCGTTTATTAAATCTGCCAAGACGGCAAGGAAAGGATAATTATCATGCCATGGATGAAATTCAAAAAAGCATTTAGGGGCCTTGGAAAACTTTTTGGTAAGGGCGGGAGAAAAAAACTTAGTCCCGAACAAGCAGAAAAGCTAAAGGGCATGAATATTAGCCAAAAAATGTTAGCTGGACCACTTGCAATAGCTAAGGCTAAGAGCCCAGCCAAAGCCAGTATGGGTGATATTGCTGGTGTAATAGGTAAGGCAGCGACTGGTAAACTGGCAGGGTCTCTTAAAACAAAAGAAAAAGACGACGAGGATGAAAAGAAAAAGCGCATAGGCGCAGGTATTAAGGCTATGAGGCGAATAAGCCCCTTTAAAAAAGGCGGTTCTGTGTCTAAGAAGCCTATGGCGGCTAAGAAGCCTGCAGCCAAGAAAACTGTCTCCAAAGGCCGTGGTATGGGTGCCGCTACACGTGGTGGCGGTGCTTGCGCTCCCCGCAAGATGATGGGTGGCGGTTACGCTAAGAAGATGGCAAAAGGCGGGATGTGCTAAATGGCAACCTCCGGTACCACTAGCTTTAACCTAGAGATCGATGAGATCGTCGAGGAGGCATTTGAGCGTTGTGGCATGCGTGTCACAACGGGTTATCAGCTGTCCTCTGCACGTCGGTCTCTCAATCTCTTGTTTTTGGAGTGGGCTAACCGGGGGCTAAACCTTTGGACAATTGATCGCTTTTCGACAACTCTGACCGCTGGTACAGAGTACGTCGATCTGCCTACAAATGTGGTAAACGTCATGGAAGCAGTTATTCGTGACGTTACACAAAGCCCTGCAGTTGATATCTCAATTGAGCGTATTAGCCGTGCTGATTACTTAAATCTTCCCAATAAAACTACGAATAGGGCACGTCCATCGCAGTTTTATGTGGAGAGGACAAATACGCCTAGGGTGTATGTTTATCCCTGCCCTGATGCTGCATATCAGTTGATTCATTATCGAATCACTCGAATTGAAGATGCTGGGGACTATGACAATGAAGCGGACGTTAATTTCCGTTTTCTACCCTGTATGATTGCCGGGTTAGCATTTCATTTAGCAGTTAAGTTTGCTCCTGAAAAAGCTCAGGCGCTAAAAGCAATGTACGAAGAAGAGTTCTTCCGTGCAGCTTCTGAAGACCGAGACACTGCAAGCACTTATTTCCTTCCTGATGTAGGAGCATAAAGTGGCCTACGCCAGTGGCAAATTCGCTCTCGGTGTATGCGACTACTGTGGGCAGTCTTTTAAGCTCAATGATCTCCAGAAAAACTGGAAGGGTTTTAAGGTCTGTCCGCAGGATTACGAGCCAAAAGAACCACAGCTAGAGCCGCTTAAGTACAAGGGCGATGCGATCGCCCTATTTGAGCCACGTCCTGACAGAGAAGAACCAATGACTGTGTATGTTGGTATAGTTGGGGATATGGCGTTTGAATCGGTAGGTATGCAACCAGCCCCCGTAGGCAAGCCTATTGCTGCCAAAGGCATGGTTGGAAAGGTTACGGTAACGACATCATGACTTATAACGAACTTGTAGACACTATTCGCAGCTACACAGAGCTTGATGCAAACGCCCTGCCAAACTCTATTATTAACACATTTATCCTGTTAACCGAAAACAAGATCCTTCGAGACATTGACCTCGAAGTGTTTCGACAAAGTTCTGTGGGTTCCTTGACGGCAAACAACCGTTTTTTGGCAATGCCTACAGACATCTTAACGCACCGTTACATGCTCATCAGGGATGCTAGTGGGAATGACAGCTTCCTTGACTTTAGAGACGTATCTTTTGTCAAAGAATACTGGGAAAAGTCTACGGAAACAGGCTTTCCTAAATACTACGCGGTATGGAACCAGAACACGTTTATTTTGGCTCCCACCCCCGCGCAATCGTACCAGCTAGAGCTTGGGTATATTCGCAAACCCGCACAGCTTAGCTCATCGAATCCAACTACATGGCTGAGCTTGAATGCTCCTGAGGCCATGCTCTATGGTTGCCTCTATCAGGCCTACAGCTACACGAAAGGTCCTTTAGAGCTTATTGGGTACTTCACTAATTCTTACAAGGAAGCAATGGCGGCGCTTGGTATTGAACAGCAGGGCCGTCGTCGTAGGGATGAGTACAGAGACGGACTTATCCGTACCGAGTTGTTATCTTCCAACCCAATTAGTCAAACAGAGGCCCGATGAGCAAAATACCCGATTTATCAGGAAAAACCGTAGCGATTGTCGCTATGGGCATGAGCAACAACCAGTTTACTTTAGCCAAAACCCACTCCCAGCCTATTGACGAGGTTTGGGCCATCAATGCGATGGCGGGGGTTATTTTCCACGATCGGGTGTTTATGTTGGATCCCCCAAGTCGGTTTTTAGACAGCGAGGATGCAGGGTCTCAAACAGGCCTTATGAGGTCTGTTTTAGCTTCTCACCAAGGGCCTATTTACAGTTGTGAATTGGATTCTCGCTGCCCCGGGGTGGTGGAATACCCGCTGGAGGAGGTCGTAAATGATGTCCGGACGTGGTATTTGAACAATACGGTGGCGTACGCCATTGCTTTTGCGATTGCAGCAAAAGTCAGTAAATTGATGATTTATGGTGTTGATTTCTCGTATAAAGGCAATGTCCATTTTGCAGAGGCCGGAAGGGCCTGTTGTGAGTTCCTCATTTCTAAGGGCATTGAGCGGGGCATGTCTGTGGGTATTGCCCAGACGTCTTCGTTGCTGGATACCAACTTGCCACCAGAGGAAAAGCTGTATGGCTATCATAGGCTTGCCGATCCGGTGGTCTTTGGGATGGGGGAAAATGGGCAGTTCAAAAGATTCCCTTATTCTGAAGTTAAGGATAAAATAGAGGTAGAGGATAAACCTCTGAACACCCCACCAGAAGCAGTGAGGTCGTAATGTTTGAGCTAAAAGCTGGCGCGTTATTATCGCCGATGGTGAAAACCAGTAATTTCGGCGGTCTTCCAATGGAAGATTTGGCAGAGCTTTGCGCTACAAAGATTATTCACGTTGCTGACTCTGCACCGCCTGAGATTCGAGAACAGGCAAGATTGTTTCAAGAGCATCTTCGTCAGGTGCTTTTGGAGTATTTTCAACGTGCAGCGAAATCCGAAAGGGCGACCTGCATACAACTTTTACTAAAGGGTGGTTATACAGATGCTGCCTCTTTATTAAGGAGAACGTAATGGCTTTCACCGGAAATTTTATGTGCACCAGCTTTAAAGTAGAACTCCTCAAGGGCGTTCATAACTTTTCAACTGGCAGTGTTCAAGACTTTAAACTGGCTCTGTATGACAACAGCGCTTCCTTCACTGCGGCAACAACGGCTTACACGGCCACTAACGAAGTTGGCAATTCGGGTTCGTATACTGCTGGCGGCGGTACGCTGACGAAAGTCACGCCTACTGCCGCAGGCACAACCGCTCTGACGGACTTTGCTGATTTGTCGTTTACAACTGCTACGATCACCGCTCGTGGCGCGTTGATTTATAACGACACAGCTACTGGCGATCCTACCGTGGCTGTTCTGGACTTTGGTTCGGATAAGACTTCCACAGCAGGCACCTTTACTATTGTGTTTCCTTCGCCCACAGCTACTGGCGCAATTATTCGTATTGCCTAAGGAGTAAAAAATGGCTCTCGTATTGAAAGACCGGGTTAAAGAAACAACCACGACGACCGGTACGGGAGCCGTCACTCTTGGCGGAGCCGTAACGGGGTTTCAAGCCTTTTCTGCTATTGGCGATGGTAATACTACGTATTACGTAATCACTAATGGAACTGACTGGGAAACTGGTTTAGGTACATATACCGCCTCTGGAACAAGCTTAAGCAGGGATACTGTTCTTGAGTCAAGCAACTCAGGAAGCGCAGTAGATTGGGGTGTTGGAACCAAAGAAGTCTTCGTAACATACCCCTCAAGTAGGTCAATTTATGCTGAGGGTTCAACACTTGTTGCCTCAAACAGTTCAGTTCTTCCGATTACTTCTGGTGGTACAGGGCTAACGTCTTTTGGAACAGGGGTAGCAACCGCACTAGGTCAAAATGTCACCGGAAGTGGAGGCTTTGTTCTTGATACGTCCCCCACAATAGCTACGGGCTCTCTTAATCGATCCTTAGTTAATACAACAAAAGAAGTAATAACTGTTAGTGCTACGGCTTCTACAGGAACAATCAACTTTGACGTGATTACCCAAAGTACGCTGTATTACACCACGGATGCAACTGGTAACTGGACCTTAAATGTCCGTGGAGATGGTTCAAATTCTTTAGATTCAATTATGTCAACTGGAGAATCTATTACGGTGACATTCTTGTCTACACAAGGTGGAACTGCCTACTACCAATCTGCTTTCCAAATTGATGGCTCTTCGGTAACGCCTAAGTGGCAGGGAGGTTCTGCGCCTTCAGAAGGAAATGCCTCCGGAGTAGATGCCTATACTCTATCAATTGTAAAAACAGGACCAGCGACCTTCACAGTCTTTGGTTCACAAGTCGCGTTCGCATAAAATGCCAGTTCTTTCCTCTCTTTCTTTCGCTACAGCCAGAGCATTTGGCTGGGGGATTATCATAGGCGGTGGAGTTCCTATCGCTATTGATACATTTCTTGCCTCAGGCACATGGATATGCCCCGGTGGGATTACGTCCGTAGACTACCTTGTAGTAGCGGGTGGAGGCGGCGGTGGCAGCGGCGGCGGTGGCGGTGGAGGCGGTGGAGGCTTTAGGACAGGAACTGGGTTAAGCGTTACCCCCCTAACAAGTTACCCCATCACAGTTGGCTCGGGTGGGAATGCTGGGGCTGGTGGTGCCGGAGGTAAAGGGAATGATTCTATTTTTAGCTCCATAACTTCCACCGGCGGGGGCGGAGGAGGATCAGCCAATCCCGGAGTTGCTGGGACAACCGGTGGATCTGGTGGGGGCGGATACGCTCCAAATCAACCGGGGTTGGCTGGAAACACGCCTTCCGTTTCTCCTTCGCAGGGGAATAACGGGGGGAACGCTTCTGGTAATGGAAATGGTGGCGGAGGCGGAGCCGGAGGGGTTGGACAGAATGGCACCGGATCAAATCCAGATGGTGACGGGGGCGATGGCGGAATTCCTACCGCTTCTATTATTTCAGGACCCTCAGTTACATACGCTGGTGGGGGTGGTGGAGGTGGATATACTAGCGTCAACACGGGCGGATTAGGTGGTGGGTCATCAGTTACCTCCCAAAAGGGTGGAGCGACCGACGGAACTATTGGAGGAGGCAGCGCCGCAGCCAATGCAACAGCAAATACCGGAGGTGGTGGAGGAGGCGGGGGGTATAGCCCAGCTAATTTAAATGGTGGCGCAGGCGGCTCCGGGATCGTTATCATCAAATATCAGGTTTCTGATGGTGTCCTTTATAAGTTCACAAGTTCTACGACTTGGACTGTCCCCCAAAATGTGACAGAAGTTTCTTATCTTCTAGTCGCTGGGGGTGGTGGAGGCGGACACGCAGAATGGCCTGTAGGCTCCGGTGACGGTGGCGGTGGAGGCGGCGGTGGAGGCTTTAGAGCATCCCCTTCTTATCCCGTGACTCCCGGTGCGTCAATGACAATTACTGTTGGGGCAGGCGGAACAGGAGCCCCACGCGCTTCTAATACAAGCGGAGTAAATGGAGGGGCTTCTGAGCTAGGCCCAGTTTCTGCTGCAGGCGGTGGAGGCGGTGGCTCAGATACAGGCGCTCCAAACTCTTATGGTCAAAACGGTGGCACCGGCGGCGGTGCTGGCGCTACATTTAGCGTTTTTCAACCGGGAGGGGACGGCAATACCCCTTCGGTAACTCCGCAACAAGGGTATGATGGCGGAGATACTTTCGTTCCTATACGAAGAGGTGGAGGCGGTGGGGGTTCTGGTGTAGCAGGTCAGCCAAACAACACTAGTAGTAATGGCGGAAACGGACAAACGTCCTCGATCACAGGGACCTCAACCTACTATGGTGGTGGTGGAGGGGGTGGATTTGGCTATCGGACACCTGTCCCGGGGGCGGGAGGACTTGGAGGTGGAGGCGGCGGTGCCACCGCCGGAACCAACGAGCTTGGAGGCGGTGGCGGTGGGGGCCATCCTAATGGGGGTGGAGCGAACGGAGGTAGTGGTATAGTTTATGTAAAGCTGGTTATACCTACTTAGTAAAACAGGAGAAAGAGTGGATAAGATATACATGCTAATGGGCATTGAAATAGCCATGAACCTATTGCGCCCCGGAGCTAAGTGGGAGATAACAAATACGGAGTTTTCTCGATGGGATGACCCAAGGCCAAAGCCAAGTTGGGAGGAGATACAGGATACTTTGAATAAAATCAAAGCGCTTGAAGATTCTGTTAATACAATATGGCTTCCAGAACAGATAGAAGCTGCAAATAAACAACGAGAAGAGCTAGAAAGAGCAATGAATGGCGATAAATAATATATTTCCAATCCCTGTTGGAACTTATCAAATTAATCCGCCAAACGAAAAGCAGTTAAAATTTATTCTAAACCAAGAACAACGTAGTAATGAGGGAAATACTACGTCTGTGGACAGTTTTGTGTTAGAAAAAAAGATACTTTTTTCTATACGAAACGAAATACAAAAGTGCTTAGATGATTTTGTAAAAGAAGTGTATGCGCCTAGTTTAGACGTTAGCCTGAAAATAACGCAGTCATGGACAAACTACACTAAGCCAAAGCAGTGGCACCATAAACACCACCATCCAAATTCTTTAGTTTCCGGTGTGTATTATCCAAAAGCGGATAAAGAAACGGATCGGATTTACTTTTTTCAACCAAACAGGCCACAGTTGGTACTGGAAACCGAAAATTGGAATCTTTGGAACTCTATCTCATGGTGGTTCCCAGTAGAGACTGGGACACTTGTTTTGTTCCCGTCGACCTTAGAGCATATGGTTAAAGAAACAGGCTCTGACTTAAGAGTCAGCCTAGCTTTAAACACGTTCCCCGTTGGAATAGTTGGAAAAGAAGATAATCTAACTAGGTTAGAGGTACTAAATGTTCGATAAACCAATGCCAACTAATCTGTTTGATTATGTTCAGGTATACGACAACATACTTTCTCCAGAGCTTTGTAAGGAGGTTGAAGGTCATTTAGAACTGGCTGAATGGGATAGACATGAATATTTTAGCCACAAAGAAGATAATTCCGTCAGCTTTGAGGATGATTTATACGTCACGTACAAGGCTAATAATATGGAGAATAAACTGACCGCATTGATGTGGTCCTGTATTTATAAATACGTCGTTGAATTCCTAACCCCATTTACCAATGACTGGTTCAATGGCTGGAAAAATTACGCTCTAGTCCGATTCAACAAATACCCCCAAGGTAGCCGAATGAAGGTCCACTGTGACCACATACATTCCTTGTTTGAAGGCCCCCACAAGGGTATACCGATCTTGACAATATTGGGTGCAATTAACGATAATTACGAAGGTGGTGAACTAATCATTTGTGGGGAAAAGGTGCCTTTGATGGCTGGATCCGTCGTAATCTTTCCAAGCAATTTTCTATACCCCCATGAAGTCAAACCGGTCACTTCGGGGACACGGTATTCTTATGTCACTTGGGCTTGGTAGGAGAGACACATGGCACATTTTGCTGAACTTGATGAAAACAACGTAGTTAAGCGCGTTATTGTTGTTTCCAACGCAGACACTTCAGACGCTTCTGGGGTTGAAAAAGAGTACATAGGTCTAGCTTTTTGTGAAAGACTTTATGGTGGTACTTGGAAGCAGACCAGCTACAACGCAAACATCCGCAAGAATTATGCTGGGATAGGCTACACCTACAATCAGGACCTAGACGCTTTTGTTCCTCCCAAAGTATACCCTTCTTGGGTTTTAAACGAAGAAACGGCTCAGTGGGAACCTCCTGTCCCACTGCCTGCTGATGCAGGTACGGGCGATCCACCAATCAATTACCGGTGGAATGAAGAAACCACTTCTTGGGTTCTTGAGTCGTAGGTCTACGATGACGTAGCTCTTGGACAATTAAACAATGCTCTCCAATGCCGCCTTCACAGAAGCCCCGTTTTCGGCATTCCCAGAAGCGGTTCCTCCATATGTTGAGGGGGTGCAAGGTGTCGCAAACGCTGGTTCTGTTGATGTCAAAACTGACGTAGTTGTTCAGCTAACCGGGGTTCAAGCACAAGGATTTGTATCTGAGGTAGCCACCAGTGCAACGTCTGTTACTTCGGCGACAGGCGTAGAAGCTTCTGGGGGAGTAGGTACTCTTGATACGCAGGCTGACGCCAACCTGACTCTTACTGGCGTTTCAGCGACAGCAAGCACAAATGATGTTTACGTCCCCTCTGTTATTTCTGGGGCATCTTTTGGCTTTGGCGCCTTCTCGGAAGACAGTTTTGGTTCACAAGGATCCACAGTAACTTACGAAGTAGATGTTACTGTTAACGCAGGATCTGTTTCCGCAACAGGTACAGTAGGTTCAGTTAATGTCATTGCGGTTACCTCCGTTTCGGTAGATGTAACCGGAGTTTTTGCTACGGGCTCCCCCGGAAGCGTAAATGCGTCTTCTAGTGTTTTTGTTCCAGTAGCAGGCGTTTCTGCTACTGGCAATGTTAGCGCCGTTGATGTTTTTGTTTCTAGTGGGATAGAAGTAAACGTAACCGGAGTTTTTGCTTCAGGAGAAGTGGGAACCGCTGCGTTTGTTTCAAGCGTAGCTGCCAGTGTAATTGGCGTTTCTGGAACAGGAGAAGTAGGTAGTATTACCGCTGAAAGCGGTGCAAACGCTCTTGTCACAGGCGTTTCTGGAACAGGCGAAGTAGGTTCTCTTAATGCTCAAGGCGATGCAAGTACTCTTGCCACAGGCGCTTCTGGAACGGGTGAAGTAGGTTCTCTTAATGCCCAAGGCGGTGCAAATGCCATTGCCACAGGTGTTTCTGGAACAGGCGAAGTAGGTGTAGCAGAGGCTTTTGCCGGTGCAAATGCCATTGCCACAGGCGTTTCTGGAACAGGTGAAGTAGGTTCTCTTAATGCCCAAGGCGATTCAAATACTCTTGTTGCAGGCGTTTCTGGAACAGGCGAAGTAGGGGATGCCTTAGCAGTCGTAGATATCGAGGCCATTGCCACAGGCGTTTCTGGAACAGGGGAAGTTAACTCCGCCGATGCTTTTGGAACATCTAACGTTACACCTGTAGGTGTAACGTCCACTGGGCAAATCGGTTCCACTGCTGTATCAGGTGATGCAAATACGGCGTTTACAGGAGTTTCCACTACAGGACAGGTCGGTTCTGTAGAAATCGTTAGCTTCCGAGATGCCACAGTAGACGTTACTGGCGTTTCTTCCACCGCTTCTGTTGGTCAAGTTGATGCCTTTGGCGAAATTATTAATGTCACGATTTACTTCAGTGGATGGGGTGTTTTTGGCTGGAGCGAAGGCGGTTGGGGCAATGCTTCTTCACAGCCTGCCGGAATGTCTGGAGGTGTCGGACAAATTGGGTTCACAGGAACGCGCAGCATTGAGGTAACGCTAACGGGCGTAAGTGGAACTGGGCAAGTTGGAAGTGTTCAAGTTGACGCCGTTGAAAATGTTAGCGTTCCTCTCACTGGAGTTTCTGGTGTTGGGGAGGTTGGCGACGTTATTGCTGGAACAGTAATTATTGTTTCTGTTTCCGGAATAGAAGCCATTGGTAGTGTTAGTGCTCCCTCACTAACCGGTACAGCCAATACCTCTCTAACTGGTATAGAAGCAACAGGCGCTGTTGGCCTAGCCTTAGTTAAAGGGAATGGACTAACCACTGTTAGCGGAGTTACAGCTAGTAGCGGTGTTGGTTCTGTTGACATAACAAACACAGAAAACACTGATGCTCGTCCTTCTGGTGTACAGGGGACTGGCGCAGTAGGCAATACCACTGTCATTGGCGATGCAGTTTTTGAGGTTTCTGGAGTTTCCGCACTAGGCCAAGTAGGCAGTGCTTTTGCTTCAATCCCAGCAAACGCCCCTGTTTTTGGAACTCAGGGCACAGGTGCTGTAGGCTCTGTCGAGATAGGAGCAGGTGTAAGTGTATTTGTCACTGGGGTTGAGGCTTCCGGGGAAGTAGGTCAAGTTTCAGCGGGTGCCCAGTCCAATGTGTTTGTTACAGGAGTTTCGGCAACGGCTGAGCTAGGCACCGTACAAGCTGGTTCTGTGGCTATTGTTTATGCAACAGGATTGCAGGCAACGGCTAATATAGGTACAGTTATTGTTGAGTCAAACCGAATAACTAACGTTTTTGTCACCGGAGTTTCGGCGACTGGTGAAGTTGGTCCCACTACCACTTGGACCACAATAAATCCCCCAGATGTTCTACCGGGAGCATGGGAACCGATTGTTCCCGAAGAAGACAGTGGGAATTGGTTCCCGATTGCGGCTTAGGAGATATAAATGGCAAGTACATATTCATCGTTACTTCGGTTGGAGCTCATTGGGACTGGGGATCAATCCGGTACTTGGGGCGATACAACCAACACAAACATAGGTACATTGCTTGAAAAAGCGATTTCTGGGACAGCCACAATCAACGTGGCTTCCGGCGATGTAACACTGTCTACTGAAGATGGAGCCGACGACGAAGCGCGTTGCATGCTTCTCAAAGTCACAGGAAGCCCGGGTGTTTCTCGAAACATTGTGGCCCCAAAAAGCAGCAAGATGTATATCGTGCTCAATGGATCAGATGCTGCCGTAGTGGTCAAAGGATCGGATACTACAGGCGTTACGATCAGTGCTGGGTCGTACGAGATCATTGCATGGACGGGTTCTGATTTTGAGTCGATTGCAAAAGCTCCTCCCGCAGGCGACATCGTAACGACTGACGCTACTCAGACGTTGACAAACAAAACACTGACAAGTCCAAAGCTTGGTACGGCCTTGACTGACCTTAACGGGAACGCACTTCTTAAACCATCAGCTACGGGAGGATCTCCTGTTAACGAGTTTACGATTGCGAATGCCATAACAGGAAACCCTCCTCTCTTTGCCGCAAGCGGTAGTGATACCAATATCGACATCACTTTTGTTCCAAAAGGAACTGGCAAGGTAAATTCTTCGTCAACCTTTAGCGATGTATCCGGTGCTCTTCGAGCAGTTCCGGCGGTAGGTGAGAAGACAACCAGCTACAACCTAGCTGTTGGTGACGTAGGTAAGTTTGTTTCAGTGGGTAGTGGTGGGAGCATCACAATTCCAAATTCCATCTTCTCTGCTGGAGATGTCGTTTCAATTTTTAACAACACTTCCGGTGACGTAACGATCACTTGTTCAATCACTGTGGCCTACATTGCTGGTACTAACACAGACGTAAGTTCTGTGACGTTAGCTACTCGCGGTGTAGCAACAGTTTTGTTCATTAGTGGCACAACAGCAGTCATTGCAGGAAACGTATCATGAGTGGTATTGGCCTAATGATGCTGGGTCCGTTTGTCCCTACTGGTGGCAACATAGCAGGGGCATTTGATCTTGATTATGCTTACTACAATCCGGGTAACGAGATTTACTATCCTGACTCTTTTGCTTACCAACCTGCAATTGACAACTCTTCTGGAACGATAGTTCAGTTTAATTCTGAAGTAGAGCCAATGGGTGGATTCTTTATTGACTCCACAGGGACCTATCTTTACATCACAGGCGACAATTCTGTTGCTGGAGTTTCCGGTACAAAGCAATACACCATGAGCACAACATGGGATGTGAGTACCGCAAATAGCTCCACAGAAACAACGATTTCTCCTTTTGGTCTACGAGGTATATGGTTTAAGGCTGATGGAACCATGATGTTCCTCACAGGAAGAAACACAGTTACTAGCTACGACCTAGGAACTGCTTGGGACATCTCTACTTATACCAATGAGACTGCCCATGCAAGCAGCCTTTTCTTACCCAGTGCAATTACTGGTAGGTACCTCATGTCTCCTGATGGAACAAAAGGTTACTGTATATACACAAACGGCAGCACACAAATAGCCATCACGCAATTTACCTACACTACTGCTTGGGATATATCCTCTATCTCTTCTGTATACACATATGAGCCCGGTGTTACAGGAAATGCAGCGCCGGGAACAACAGATCCACCAAACCAGCAGTTTTACTTCAACTCAGACGGCACTATTCTTGTTCTTGTTAATTCGTCTGGTAGGCGGACGTACTCTGTAAGCACTGCCTATGACCTAAGCTCTACAGTTACCCTGTTAAATTCGACTGTTAATGAGCCAAGTATTAGTGGTCCTACCTACTTTATTCAGTATGGCTCTTACCGATACACCCCGTTTTTTACAGGGAATGGGCTTACTACCCCACGCGCAAAAGGTTCATCCGTTGGAATGCCTGTTTACGCTCAAAGCGGAGATACCTCTGGTGTTTTCTTCAAGCCAGATGGAACAAAAATGTTTGTCTCCGATTATGTGGATGATAAGCTGTATACATATAATCTTAGTAGCGCTTGGAATCTAGGAACTATTGAGTATCAATCAGGTAAAGACCTATCAAGCATTAATACTATTGGTCAAACTTTCTTCAAACCTGATGGAACGCAACTCTTTATTTCAACACCTAGTAATTTTTACGAGTATGCACTAGGTACAGCTTGGGATCTCAGCACAGCAACCTTAAGTAATACTCTTACTGCTGCAACAATCGGTGTATCTGCAAACACGATTCGTGGCATTTTCATAAGCG